GTGGTGGAAAACCGGGCGCGTCTTGCACGAGAAACAGCCGAGTCTGAACTGGAGTGTGACCAATGAATTATTTGATGCTGAGAATGCTGGGGCTGCACCCCATGGATGAAGCCGCTGCAGATGGCGGACAGGCTGGTGGCGGTGAGACTGCAGCGGCGCCCGCCGCACCTGCAGCCGCACCTGCAGCCGCGCCTACTGCCCCGGCGGCTGCACCTGAGCCTGCTGGCAGCCTACTGGGCGACCTGGCAAAGCCTGCCGATGCGGATGCAGCTGCGCCGGTTGATGCCGATGCTGAACCAGCGGCTAAGCCTGATGTGCCAGAGTCCTACGACCTGAAGGCGCCCGAAGGCGTGGAGCTGGACGACTCTGTGCTGCCCCAAGTGCAGGATCTGTTTAAGGAGCTGGGCCTGCCGCAAGACAAGGCCCAGGAAGTATTTCAGAAGCTGCTTGAAATTGACCAAGCGCGCCAGCCTACGCCCGAGCAAGTGCAGCAGCATTACGAGCAGCAGGCCATGGATCTCAACAAGCAGTGGGGCGACGAGTGCGCAAAGCTGCCAGAATTGGGTGGCGAGAACTTTAACAAGTCGCTGGAGGTTGCCAGCAAGGTCATGGTCAAATTCGGAACGCCTGAGCTGCGCCAGTTCCTGACTTACTCCGCGCTGGGCAGCAATCCCGAGTTTTTCAAGTTCATACACACCATCGGCCAGTCAATGTCCCAGGACACTATGGTGCATGGCGGTGATGCGAGGCAGGGCACCCGCAGCATTGAAGCTCGTTTATGGCCCGAAACCTAAGAGGAAGCACCTATGTCGACGCTCAACAACAAGGTAACGCTGCTGGATGTTGCCAAGACCCTGGACCCTGATGGCAAGACGGCAGCGATTGCCGAGTTGCTGAGCCAGGACAATGAAATGCTGATGGATATGCCGTGGTACGAGGGCAACCTGCCCACCGGCCACCGCACCACCGTGCGCACCGGTCTGCCGGACGTAGTTTTCCGCAAACTGAACAGCGGCGTGCCGAACAGCAAAGCGACTACTGCCCAGCTGGATGAAGCGTGCGGCATTCTGGAAGGCCGCAGTGAAATTGACTGCGCCCTGGCTGATCTGAACGGCAACACCAGCTCGTTCCGCTTGAGCCAGGCCAAGGCGTTCATGGAGTCCATGAACCAGAGCATGCAGCGCCAGGTGATCTATGGCGACCGACTGACCCCTGAAGCGTTTGTGGGCCTGGCCCCGCGCTTTGACGATGTGCCTACCACTTCCGGCGGCGCTGAAAACAAGGTCAACGTGCTGGACGCTGGCGGTACCGGCACCGATAACACGTCGATCTATCTCGTCGGCTGGGGCCAGAACTCCATCCACGGCATCTTCCCGAAAGATTCGCAAGCTGGCTTGCAGCATGAAGACTTGGGCAAGATCGATGCCTTCGACGCCAATCAAAACCGCTTCCGTGCATACGGTGACCGTTACGAGTGGAAGTGCGGCATTGCTGTGCCTGACTGGCGTTATGTCGTGCGCATCTGCAACATTGATGTAAGCGACCTGACCAAGAACGCATCGGCCGGCGCTGACCTGATCGACCTGATGACCCAGGCCCAGGAACTGATTCACAGCCTGACCGGTGTGCAGCCGGCCTACTACGTCAACCGCACCATCCGCAGCTTCCTGCGCCGCCAAACCGTCAACAAGGTAGCCAACTCGACCTTGATGTATGACGAAGTTGACGGCAAGCCTGCGCTGATGTTTGGCGAGGTTCCTGTGCGTCGCGTCGACGCCCTTCTCAACACCGAGGCTCGCGTGGTCTAAGACCGCGCAGCACCCCTCAAGGATTACAGGAGCAACAAGCATGTACATCGATAAGCAAGCAGAGTTTTCTGATGCCCAGGCGGTAACCGCCACGGCTATCAGCACCAACGTCATGGACCTGATCAGCAACAGCTCTGGCAAGAACCCGCTGCGCGACATTGGCACCGGTCAGGATGTTTATTTGGTAGTTCTGACCGCAGTGGCGGCAACCGATTCTGGTAGCGATGCCACCCTGGCGGTAACGCTGGAGTCGGACAGCACGGAAAACCTGGCAACTTCGCCGACTACTCACTTCAGCACTGGCGTTCTGGCATTTGGCGCGTTTTCGCCTGCTGGTACTGTTGTAGCCGCAGTCAAGTTGCCTGCCGGTAACTACGAGCGCTATCTGGGCGTGCGCTATACCGTGGCGGCTGGCCCGCTGACGGCTGGCGCGTTCGACGCCTTCCTGACCACTGACGTGCAGGCATGGCGCGCCTACGCTCGCAACTACGCGGTTTAAGGGGGCGTTATGACCAAGCGCTATGAAGTAACCCATGCAGCGCACTACATCGGCGGTCGCCTGGTGATGCCTGGGCAGGGTGCCGATTCAATCGTTACCCTGCCTGAAGGTGTCACGCCTGGGCGCTGGCTGGTCGAGGTTGTTGCGCTTCAGCCTGCAGTAGCCGGAAATCAGGCAAGTGCTGACCTGGTGCCTGGTCCGTATAAGGCCAAGCATATTGCTGGCGGTGCCTATGCAGTGGTTGACGCTGATGGCAACGAGATCGGCGAGCGATTCCTGAAAGATGGTGCCGACGCAGGAAAGGCCAAGGCTGCCGCAATGGCCAAGGCCGACGAGCTGAACCTGGCTCACTCCGCGGCTAACGATGATCCGCCACCAGGCGGCGCAAGCGGTCAGCTGCCTGACGCATAACTTCCACCACCACACTGGCCCCGAAAGGGGCCTTTTTTATTTGTGCTGCCGTTCGGCTATGGTTTGGCATAGCGCACAATGAGCGCAATAGTTACCACTGGACCACCTGAGAGGCTTAACGAATGGCCAGCAAGATAGACGTTTTTAACATGGCGCTAGGGCATATCGGCGTCAGCTCAACCATCAGCGACGAGCTTGAACGAAGCCCCGAGCGGGTTATTTGCTCGCGCTACTGGGATACCTGCCGCGATGCGCTGCTGGCGTACAAGAGCATGCCTTGGAGCTTTGCCAATGCGCTGGAAAAGCTGGCGCTGCTTCCTGGTGATCCCCCGGCTGGTTGGGAATTTCGCTACCGCTACCCAAACGACTGCATCAACGCAATCGAGATCTACGCCGAAAGCGTGCGAACCGCTTCAATGGAGTTGCGCAGCAAGTTTGATGTTGCCTATGAGTCTGATGGCCGCGTGATCCTGTGTGACATTCCCGAGGCCACGCTGCGCTACACCAAGCGTCTTAACGAGGTGGAGCGCTGGCCTGCCCAATTTGTCGAGGCCATGAGCTTCAGGCTTGCTGGAATGATCGTCATGGGCATCAAGAACGATTCGGGGGTTATGGGGAACATGTTGCAGCTTGCCGAGCAATTCGCACAGATCGCAATGGCGGCAGACTTCAACGAGCAGGAGCCTGACGGTCCTATTCCGTCGATTTATGAGCGGGAGCTGCACGCATGAGCCTGTCTTTAATACAGCCAAGCTTTGCCCGTGGCGAGGTCGGCCCGGAGCTGGCAGCGCGCACGGATCTTGCGGCCTATCAAACAGGGCTGGCCAAGTGCATCAATTTTATTGTGAGCCCATACGGGGGAGTGATGAATCGCCCGGGCACTATGTTTTTGGATCAAACACCAGGCAACGAGGCGGCCAGGTTGATCCGTTTCAAGTTCAATTTTTCAGATACCTACTGCCTTGAGTTTACGCACCTGAAGCTGCGCCTTTATCGAAGTGGTGGCCTGGTGCTGAACAGTGCGGGGCCGGATATTGGCCAGCCTTTCGAGCTGGTTACGCCGTACACCCGCGACGAACTGGCGGCGCTTAATTACACCCAGTCGGCGGACGTGATGGATATAGTTCACCCGAATCACAAGCCGGCAAAGCTGAAGCGTTTCGGCAATGACAGCTGGACGCTTACAAGCGTAAGCCTGGTGCCGTCGATCGAGGCGCCCGCGTCGGCAACCGCAACGGCTGACCCTGGTGGTAGCTCCACGATTTTGCAGGCTTGGCGTTATCAGGTAACGGCCATAATTGATGACGGCGGGCAGGTAAGCGAGGAATCGCTGCCAGTAACTTCAAACAGCATAAACGTGAAGAACGACAACCCAAAGGCAACGATTACCTGGCCGGCGGTGACTGGCGCGACCTACTACCACGTTTATAAGGACAATGCTGGCGCTGGCATTTACGGGTTCATTGGCCGCGCTTCTACCACAAGTTTCACGGATGTGAATATTGCGCCGACCAAAACAGATACGCCGCCAAGCGGCACGGATCCATTTGTTGGCGCCGGCAACTATCCACGGTCTGTCGCGTATTACCAGCAGCGCCTTTGCTACGCCAGCACTGACAACAGCCCCCAAACGCTTTGGTTCAGCCGCACAGGCGTGTTCAATAACTTCGGGTTTTCGTTTCCACTGAAGGACGACGATTCAATTGTTTGGACAATCGCCAGCACCGAGGTGAACAGGATCAATCACTTGACGCCGCTGCGCTCGCTGATGACTTTCACTGATGGCGCCGAGTGGCTGATTCAGGGGCAGGCCACCGGGCTGACCTCGAAGACCATCAACGGCGACCCGCAGACCTATAACGGCATTGGTCAGTTGCGCCCGCTGGTGATGAACGACACGGCGCTCTATGCCCAGGAGCGAGGCCGGACGGTTACCGCCTTTGGTTACTCGCTGCAGGCGGACGGCTTTAGCGGTGAGGATGTGAGCATTCTTTCCCCGCAGATGCTGCAGGAGTACAGCCTGGCAGATTGGGATTTCCAGCAGATCCCCTATTCGATTGTTTGGGGTGCGCGCACCGATGGCCAAATGGTCGGCATCACCTATTTGAAAGAGCAGCAGGTTATCGCGTGGCATCGCCATGTTACTGACGGCAAGGTGCTTTCTGTTTGCTCGGTGCCTGAAGGCCGGCAGGATGCAATCTATCTGTGCGTAGAGCGAATGATCGAGGGGCAGCCGGTGCGCTATGTAGAGCGCATGGCAGAGCGCCAGTTGCCGCGCTCTCAGGGCGCCTCAATCATCAAGGACTCTTGGTTCCTTGACTGCGCGCTGCGCTATGACGGGCGCAACACCAGCGGCGTAACCATGACGCTTACCGGCGGGACAGCCTGGAAGTATCCCGAGTCGCTAACGCTGACATGCTCGAATGCCAGCCAGTTCAGCGCCGGGGATATTGGCGACGATGTGCAGTATCTGGAAACGCCAATTGCTGAGCCGCTGCGCATGGAGATTGTTGGCTTCACTGGCGGCGGCGTGGTGACAGTAAGGCCAAAGGGTGAAGTGCCTGAAGGCATCCGCGGCGTAGCGTTTACGTCCTGGGCGATTGCCAGGGACTCGTTGGCTGGCCTTGATCATCTTGAGGGCCGCGATGTAATTGCCTTGTCTGACGGTAACGTTGTTTCCGGTCTTACCGTTACTGATGGCGCTATCGGCTTGGACACGCCTGGCGCGGTGATTGTTGTCGGGCTGCCTTATGAGTCTGAGCTGCAGACGCTGGAGGTCAACGTGCCGGGGCAAGAGACAATCAGCGACAAGACCAAGATCATCAAGGGGGTAACTGCCGTGCTTCTCGAGTCGCGCGGTGGATTGTATGGCAGCAGCGGGGAAGACAAAGATTTGTGGGAATTTAAGCCGCGGCAAGATTCCGACGACTACGGCGCAATCCAGCCAGTTACAGGAAAGGCCACGCAAGTGATTACGGACGGCTGGCGCGGGAACGGCCAGGTAACCGTGATTCAGCGCGACCCGCTGCCGCTGAACGTCCTGGCGCTTATCCCGCGCGTGGATGTAGGGGGCGCATATTGAGCGTGGTCATTCGGCCAATGGTGGCGGCTGATGCCGCCATCGTTGCGGCATGCGCTAGGCCTGCCGACATAGAGGAAATGCAGGCGTGCACTGGCCGGCCTTTGGTGGAGTGCTTGCAGCAAGGTGCTAAGACAAGCCTTCGTGCTTGGGTTATCGAGCATGACGGAGTACCGCTTGCCGCCGTTGGCGATACGCTTGCAGCAATTGGGGTGGGTATTCCATGGATGGTCACCACTAACCATATCGAGCAAAATCCGCGGGGCTTTCTGCGCGCCAGCAAGGCGCTGTTGCATGAGGCAATGCAGCGCCATTGCCAATTGATCAACTACGTCGACGCCCGCAATAGCGACGCCATTCGCTGGCTTGAGTGGCTTGGCTTCAAGATGGGGCCCGCTGTGCCTTACGGGGTTTCACGGCTACCATTCCACAAATTCCAGATCACCCGCGAGGTTTAAACC